TTCGTCAGCTGGCGCTGGTTTCGCATCGTTGAAATACTACGGCGCAGGTATGGCATCTGATGTGGTTCTGGACGGTGGTATCGGTTCAGCCGCAACAGCAAACCATATGTGGTTCTTGAACACGAAATACATCATGTTCCGTCCACACGCTGATCGTAACTTCGTGCCAATCGGCGGCGAGCGTCAAGCAGTTAACCAAGACGCAATCGTTAAGCTCATCGGATTTGCCGGCAACCTCACCTCTTCAGGCCCGCAATTCTGCGGCGTTCTGATCGCTTAAAGGAAACCATCATGGCATATACATTCGACGAACCACGTGCAGGACTCCTGCAAATTGCTCAAACGGACTCTGGTACTACTACAGCAGGCGGCACTACTATCCCTACGCCCCCAGCTGTTCTCGGTACTATCGTTCGTGCATTTGATCCAACCTACGGCGAGGGTGAATTCATCCTGCTGTTAGGCGTGGCATCAACTGTTGTTGGATCGGTTGTGCGTTACAACGCTACAACTTACCAAACAACTTTGGTTGTCAATACCGCTGCTCAAGACGTACCTGTCGCAGTCGCTATGAGCGCCTGTACAGCCGGTCTTTACGGTAGGTATCAAATCGCTGGTCATGCAGTCATCAAGAAAACAGCCGTTACCGTTGCTCCTAACGTTACTCTGTTCTTGTCGGCTACAGCTGGTCGTGTAAAAGTCTTGGCATCTGCCGGTCTGCAATTGGTTGCTGCTCGTTCAGCAAACTTGACTACCGTCACTTCTACGACTTCTACCATTACCGTGACCTTAAACCGTCCACATCTCCAGTCACAAATCACTTAATAATGATTGAAGCTGTACTTGATGTAGTTGGAAACACAGAGCCTGACGTTTTGTTAGGCAATGTGCAGCGATCCGTAAAAAGGTCGCTGCCTTGGTTTGATTTTGACGAGTCACCCCAAGGCAGCGTCTGTCTTGTTGGTGGTGGGCCGAGTCTGGTTGACACGATTGACCAGTTAAAAGTCCGTCATCAAAACGGCGCAAAGATATGGGCAATGAATGGTTCTTACGATCATTTGCAAAGTCAAGGCATCATTCCTGACGTAATGGTGATGCTTGATGCTAGACCAGAGAATGTGAGATTTGTTCAGAATCCACAGCAATCGACTACGTTTTACATCACAAGCCAATGCGACGATTCAGTATTTGATGCGTTGGAAGGCTATAAAGTGGTGTTAGTACACGCCAATACGCCTGGCGTTTATGAGTTGCTTGAGCATGAAAAGGCTCGACCAGTTCATTTAATGGGCGGTTTTACAACTGTTGGCATTTTGTCGCTGATATTGGCGCAATTGCAGGGTTTTAAGCGTATCTTTATGTTTGGCATGGATTCAAGCTACCGAAATGGCGAACACCATGCTTACAAGCAAGAAAGTAATAACGCTGAACGTGTGATTGACGCTATGATTGACGATGTGACGTACAAGTGTGCGCCGTGGATGGCACAACAGGTAACAGATTTTCAGAATGTCGTAGCAGGCTTTGATGATGTTACGATTGAAGTATGTGGCGATGGGCTTTTGCACCAAATGGCAAAAGCGATGAGTAACTAAACTTTAAGGATTATCATGGCATTTCCATCAAGAATTATGGGCGCAGGCAATTCATCACTTACTGCTCAAGTCATTTGTGGCGATGGCGCTGTCGGCCTAGTCGCTACTGGTTCAACAGCAGCAGATGCTTTGCAATTGAGCTTGTCAAACAACACAATTACCACTTCAGCTGCATCGACTGGCGTTAAATTGCCACCGACTGAAACCGGCGCTGAAATGATTATTTTTAATAATTCTGGTCAGACCATTACCGTCTATCCTTATAATACAAGCAGCACGATGAACAATGCTGCTGCAAGCGTAACTCTTGCAAATGGCAAAACAATGCTAGTAAAAGCAACTTCCGCAACCACATGGGTAACATTAACAGGGGCATAAATTGGCTTTAGACAGCGATATTCATAACGCAGATTCTCACCTACACGTCGAGTTTTACGTTTACGATAAAGAGCCGTACAAAGAAAAGCCGTTTGTTAGAATCATAGTGCCAGGCGATAAAACGACGATTATTGACCAACCCGTTCGGGACGATCATAAACAACGTTTTGCTCGTCAATGGTTGTATTTTCAAATGCAAAACAATAACGCAGAAGTTATTGGCGTGCCTTTGAGTCAATGGGTGAAAGACGATCCTGAGAATTTTAATGATATGCAAATGGCAGAATTGCAAATCTTTAAGTTTCAGACCGTTGAGCAAGTTGCTACCGCTACCGATAACCAGTTGCAACGCATTGGTATGGGTGCTGTAGGTTTGCGAGAACAGGCTAGGCGTTATTTGTCAGTTAAAAACCAATCTTCTAGTCAGACTGAGATTGAACACACTAAGTCGGAACTTGCTGAAGTAAAAGAGCAGTTAGCGGCTTTGATGGCTCAGTTGTCGGAAAAGAAGGTTGGGAGGCCAAAAAAAGAGGACTAAATGTCATCAACGATGCTACAGCTAGTAACCCAAGTCACTAACGAGCTTGGGGTATCAACGCCAACAACTGTGGCATCAAATACTAACCAAGATGTAATTCAAATCTTGGCGTTAATGAATGCAGCCGGTTATGAGTTCTTACGAAAGCATGACTGGCGGCAATTAACGAAACAATACACATTCACCACGGTCTATACCCAAACAACGGGTAACGTGACGCTAAACACTTACACCATCACCGGCATCCCTTCGACTGCTGGACTTGATTCAACATATCAAGTGGTGGGCAACGGCATTTCAAACGCTTGTTATATCGAGTCGGTTGATTCATCCACGCAAGTAACGGTTAATCTACCCTCCACAGGGACGTATACAGGGGCTACAGTCACTTTTGAAAAGGTGAAGTACGCATTACCCTCAGATTACGAATCAACCGTTCCTAGAACCCATTGGGACAAATCAAAACATTGGGAAATGCTTGGCCCTGAAAGCGCACAGCAATGGGAATGGCTGTTGTCTGGCTTTATCTCAACCGGCCCACGGATTCGTTATCGACTGCTTGGTAAATACTTTCAGATTTGGCCTGGCGTTTCGACTAATGAGCTGCTTGGCTACGAATATCGGTCAAATGGTTGGGCATTGTCGGATACAGGCGTTGTAAAAACATCGTTTACCGCCGACACAGATACTTGTATTTATCCTGACCGACTTATGGTATTGGCTACTAAACTCAAGTATTTTGAGGCTAAAGGCTTTGATACCACGGCAATGTACCGCAACTATATTGAGGAATTTGAGATTGTTCGGGCGCAGGATACGTCAGCGGCTAACTTGTCGTTTGCACCTCGACCAGGCACAGTCTTGATCGGCTACGACAATATTCCTGATACTGGCTACGGGACAAATTAATGCTTGCGCCTAATCGACTTGTACAAGGCACGGCAGCTCGTGTTCAGTCGTTGCCAGCGCCTATCGGTGGTTGGAACGTGCGAGATTCTATTGCAAACATGGATACGCTTGATGCCGTTCAATTAACTAACTTGTTTCCGACTGTTAACAACGTAGTGTTGCGTGGCGGCTACAGCAAGTATTCCACCGGCATCACAGGTCAAGTTCAGACGTTGATGGGTTATTCAAGCGGTGCAACAGACAAATTGTTTGCGATTGCTGGTACGTCAATTTATGACTGTACGCTTGGTGGTGCGGTTGGCGCAGCGGTTAAGACGGGCTTGAGTAACGCAAAATGGGAATACACCAACGTCACAACTCCCGCTGGTGGGTACATTTATGCGGTTAATGGTGTGGATGCGCCATTGTTATATAACGGCACAACTTGGACAAACCCAACCATTACTGGAGTTACTGCATCAACGTTTAGCAACATCACCACGTTTAAGAATCAAGTTTGGTTTACGCAAGTTGCTACGCTTAAAGCATGGTATTTGCCAACTTTGAGCATTGCGGGTGCAGCAGCATACATTGACATGAGTGCGGTTGCCCAGCTTGGCGGCTATTTGGTTGCAGCGGGTACTTGGACGATTGATGCGGGTTACGGCGTAGACGATAACTTAGTGTTTATAACGTCTAACGGCGAGGTTATTGTTTATTCGGGTACTGACCCCTCAGACGCTACGAAATGGGCGCTAGTGGGCGTTTGGCGCATTGGTAAGCCCGTTGGCAAGCGATGCCTAATGAAATACGGTGGGGATATTATTATTCTCACTTACAACGGTCTTTACCCACTTGCAGCTAGTTTGCAATCATCTAGACTTGATCCAAGAATTGCTTTGTCGGACAAGATTCAAGGTGCATTTTCTGCTGCAACGCAGTCTTATGGAACTAATTTTGGATGGGATATTAGTTTTGATCCTAAGCACAATGCTTTAACGGTCAATGTTCCAATTTCAGAAGGTCAACAACAACAGTATGTGATGAATAACATCACTAAAGCATGGTGCAATTTCACAGGCCAAGCGGCTAATTGTTGGACAATCTTTGACAATGAGCCATATTGGGGTGGTAATGGATTTGTTGCCCACGCTTGGGATGACAACTACGCCAATGACACTAGCGACATAAACGGTTATGCGTTGCAAGCATTTAACTATTTTGATGCTCGTGGCGTAAAAAAATATTTTACTAGAGCTAGACCATCAATATTTACCAACGGCACACCGTCAATTTTCATCGGTTTAAACATAGATTTTGATTTGGCAGACACAACTGCGGCGCTAAGTTTTAGCCCACAAACTGCTGCTAAATGGGATGTTGCGCTGTGGGATGTGGGCTATTGGGCAACAGATACAGTTATCACAAACAACTGGCAAGGCGTAACTGGCATCGGTTATTGCGCTGCAACACAGTTTAAAACTGCCTCTCAAGGAACGACAATTCTATGGGCATCGACGGACATTGTTTACCAACAAGGTTGGGCTGGCATATAGTCCAAGGCGCTGAAATAGGCCATTGGGTAGCAAAAAGGATAGCAGGTGAGTTTTTTGCAGAAGGATCAAGTGCAATTGGTTTGCAAAAAGATGGGGTAACAATTGCAGGCGTAATTTACGAGAATTGGAATCGGCAAAGCATTTTCTGTCATATAGCAATTGAAGGACGTATGACAAAAGGGTATTTAAAAGCAATATTTGATTACCCTTTTAATGTTTGTAATTGCAAAAAGATTATTGTGCCTGTGGTCAGTAATCACGCAAAAAGCATAAAATTGGTTACTAAGATGGGTTTTACTGAAGAAGCAAGATTGAAAGATGCCTCACTTGATGGCGATATTATATTTTTGACATTGGCAAAAGAAAATTGCCGATTTCTAGGGGTAGAAAATGGGTAAGTCAGCGGCAACACCACCAACACCGGATTATGTCGGCGCAGCCAAGCAACAAGGTATTGATAACCTTGCGGCGGCTAAACAGTCTAACGTTATGTCAAACCCAAATATGTATACGCCATTTGGGAATCAAACGGTTTCTTACTCTAGCCCAACATTTGACCAAGCCTCATATGATGCGGCTACGGCTAAATATAACGCTGGCAATGTAGACCGTAATACATTTATGCGGGCAGGCAGTCCTGAAGGCGATACGACAACTGGCGCTAGTTATTTTGACCAAGCAGGCTACGATGCAGCACAAGCAAAACGAGGCGCTGCGCCAACTCGTGATGCCTACATGACTGGTGGCGGTCAACCTACGGTTACGCAAACCCTTACACCACAAGCGCAGCAAACATTAAATTCGCAACAGCGTGTGCAAACTGCATTAGCCAATCTTGGTGAAACTGGCATTGCCAATGCTCAAGCTATGTTGTCGCAACCGTTTGTGCCAACAACAACGGCAATTGAACATGATTACGGTGGGTACAACGCTGTACCAAATGCTAATAATTACAATGCTAAAAGCAGCGTACCGTTGCAAATGTCGCTTGATACAAGCAACCTTGCAGCAATGCCAATCAATGCGGGAACAACGGCTCAAGATTTAATTCTTCAACGTCTAAATCCAACGATTCAACAAGGCGATACGTCATTTAAGCAAGCGTTGGCAAATCAAGGTTTGGCGCCTGGCACAGCCGCCTATGACGCGGCGTTTAGAAACCGTGAATTAAGCAAAAACGATTTGTATAGCCAAGCCGCACTTCAAGGCATTAACTTGGATATGGCAGCTCGACAACAAGGGTTGAACGAACAACAAACTCTTGGCAACTTTGCAAATCAATCGCAATTGTCAGGCGCAGGGCTGTACAACTCAGCAATGGGTCAAAATTACGGTCAAGGGATGCAAACCCAAGGCACACAATACAGCCAAGCATTAAACAAAGCTCAGTTTCAGAACACCGCACAGCAACAGCAATTGGCGCAGGACTTGGCGCTACGGGCGCAGCCAATCAACGAAGTCATTGGGCTTATGGGCGGGTCGCAGATTCAGTTGCCTCAATTCCAAGGTTATCAAGGTACATCAGCTGCACCAGCGCCTACGTTTGCGGGTACGCAAGCTCAAGGGCAAAATGCCATGCAAAATTACGGTATCCAACAAGCAGGCAACAATGCCACGACATCAGGATTGTTTGGTGCGCTGACTTCAGGTGCAATGTTGGCAAGTAAATTTTCAGATCGTCGATTGAAATCAAATATTGTCCAAATTGGTACTCACCCACTTGGAATTGGTATTTATGAGTATGATATTTTTGGCAATCGTGAACGTGGCGTGATGGCAGATGAAGTTGCTAAAGTAATGCCAGATGCAATTATTCCGCATCCAAGCGGTTATATGATGGTTAATTACGGGAAACTATAATGCTTAATCAATACGTCAATATCACTCCACAACAAAAAATGGCTCAAATGTTGCAGCAACAAGGGCAACAAACTCCATTGCAAGGGCAAGATACAGGTCAAATGCCTGCGGCTCAAAACCCATTTGGCGGCGCAACCGATGCGATGAAAATGTACGGTCAAATGAGCCAACAAAACAATATGCAAGATATGCAAGATTATCTTGCTAGAATGAAACTTGCTCAATCTCAAACCGGCGGGATGTCAGATATGGCAAACGCCGGTGGTGGAAATTACACGGCTAATAACGGGACTTAATCATGGCTGGATTTATTGCAACTCCTAGCGTTACAACAGCTCAAAGTTATCGTGCGCCTGGGCCTTATGATGAGGACTATCGTTCAATTGCTCGGCGTGAGCAAATGGCTCAAATATTGCAGCAACAGGCTTTGCAACCACTTGAAGCGGGTAGTTATCAAGGTATTCAAGCGCCCATTTCGCCGTTGTCTGGGATTGCTAAAGTGTTGCAAGGATATCTTGCAGGGCAACAAATGGACGAAGTGGACAAAGCTCGTCAAGACTTAATGCTTAAAGCAACCAATCAAGAATTGGCTTTAAGTAATTTACCGCCAATGGAAAGACCGCAAAAAATAGCTAAAGCATTAGAACAACAACCTATTGCAAATACTAATTATGGTGAAGGGCCACCACCATCCGCACAACCAATGGCACAAATATCTGCACAAACGGCAGAACCAGTTGCACAAGCAATGCCAGTTAGTGCGTCAGGCATGGCACAAACGCCAGTTCAAGCAACTTCACAAACAGCGCGTATGCCTATGCTTAACAGCGACCCAAGAATTAACGCAATGCTTGTGCGTAATATGGGGCAACAAGAGTATTTAAAGGCTTTGGTTAAACAGCTTGAACCAACTTCTGAAATGAAAAATATTGGGGCGGTGTTTGGCAAAGATAGTCCAGAATATAATCAATATATGAAAGACGTTGCCTTTAAACAAGGATATGTTGCACCAACAACTGTAGCTGAAGGCGGTGCTTTAATTCCTGCGGGAAAATCCGTGCCAACGTATATTGCGCCCAAAAATGGCGTACAAATGCAGCAAGGGCCTAATGGTTTAGTTGCTAGTCAAGTTTCTGGTTACGGCCCAACAGTTTCAGAAATACAACGATTAGAAGAATTTGGCAAAGGTACAGGTAGAGCGCAAACAACGCCAGCTGAAGCCATTGACACAAATACAGGTCGAACAATTGCAACAACTCAAGCGGCAAACATGGGATTGCCTGCAATGGGTATGCCAACTGGTCAAGCACCAAAAGCAGCGCCAGTTGTAACTAAAGAAAGCCCTGTCATGCAAGCTGCTGACATTGGATTAAACGAAGATTGGCGCAAAGATGTATTTGCACCAGCTAAATTGCAAGGTCAAACAGCACAAAAAACACTTGATAGCGTTTCTGTGTTGAGAAATACTGATCTTCAAACTGGGTTTGGTACTGAAACTAAAGCAAATATTGCCAATATGCTTGCGGCAGTAGGCGTTAAAGATGCTGAGAAATTTGCAACAAACGCTCAAATATTTCAAAAAGAAGGATCAAAAGCATTGCTTGATCGGTTGGCATCACAGAAAGGGCCACAAACAGAACGTGATGCAATTACTGGTCGAGAAACTTTTGTTATGCTTTCCGACACTCCGCAAGCTAAAGACTTTACCCTTGATCTTGCACAAGCAATGGCATTGCAAGATCAACGTAAATCAGGATATTTCCAAAAAGCAGCGGATATGCCACAAGTTCATAAAGGAAAATTGGGAAGTATTAGCACCGAATGGTCAAAAATTGAAGGTTCAGTTTTTGATATGCCGATTGGTCGGTCTGCTGATGGCAAACCTATTACCATGCGTCAAAAGTACGGGATTAAATAATGGGTGCGCCAGAACAACCTACATCAGGGGGGTCTTTTTTTGAAGGTTTAGACCCTCGGTTATTAGCTCAAATTCAAGCGGCAAATAACGCTTATCGTGAGCAATACGGAACAGATTTGCCAATTACAAGTGGTGCTAGAAGTCGTGAAAAACAACAGTCTTTGTTTGATCGTGCGGCAAATGGTGAGGCTAATATCTTTATGCCCACCAACCCAGCAAGCGATCCAAACAGGCAGATGTATCACGAAAATGCAGTGGATATTAGTACAAATATTCCACCTGAATTTATGGCTCGGATGCAAAAAGACTTTGGTTTACATCGACCACATGGGGAAAAAGACCCTGTGCATTGGGAGGTGCATCCAACGTTTAAACCTGTGAGCAACACACAAATGGCTAACGCAACGACATCAGACGCAAACCCTGTTACTACGTCAATCAATCCATTTGCATCTTTAAACGAAGAATTTAGACTTGGCGTACCTGAAAACACGCAACAAGCAAATCCCTTTGATGCTTTAAATTCAGAATTTGCATTACCAAAATCAGCACCTTATGTTGCACCGCCGCCGGTTAAACAACCGACAACCGGCGAAAGCGTTATGGGTGCGTTGAAGGATTTCCCACGCCAAGTTGGATTAACGACTCGGTATGGCATGGAAGGTTTGGGCGATGTTGGCTCAATGTTGCTTTCCCCATTTCAAGTTCCAATGAGCGCTGCATCACAAGCATTAGGCGGGCCACCCGTTGCGTCAGTTCGGGATATGGCAACATCAGCCGCTAATGCTATTGGTTTGCCACAACCTCAAGGCAAATTTGAAAATGTAGTTGGTGATGTAACTAGAGGCATGACCGGCGCTGCAACTGGCGCACGTTTAGCAGGGTTATTGACTCAGGGAATGACTGCTTTAGCACCAACAAGATTAGCGGGTTTGACTGCGCCTGAATTGGCAGCAGCGCCAGCAGCGGTTACGCCAACAGTTACTCAAAAAGTTATTGAACAATTAGCTCAAGCGCCAGTTATGCAAACCATTGCAGGTGGCACAGCGTCAGGTGCAGGAAGTACAACAAAAGCATTTGGCGGTGGGCCTGCTGCTGAGTTGGGTGCAACAGTTGCGGGTGCATTAGCGCCAGGCGGTGCAAGTGCCGCAGCGGGTAAAACTTACAAACTAGGTCAAGCCGCAATTCAACCTTTGTATGAGGGTGGCAGAAATCAAATTATTGCTAACGTTTTAAGAAACATTATTCCTGAAGATCGAGTTGGCGATATTGTAGAAAAGTTAACCGCAGCAAAGTCTTTAGTGCCAGGTTCAATGCCAACAGCAGCGGAAGTTGCTCAAAGCGGCGGTATTGGAGCACTTCAACGAACAGCTGCGGCGGCGTTTCCAGAACCTTACACGCAACGTGGCTTAGAACAAAACGCAGCTAGGGTTCAAGCCTTGCGTGGGATTGCTGGCGATGAAGCGTCACTAGCCGCCGCAGAACAAGCTCGCAGAAGTACAACAAGCCCTTTGTATCGGCAAGCCGAACAATCCACAGCTCAAGTTGACTCAACAAGAGTTGTTAATTTAATTGATCGTTTAGCTGCAAAAAACACAGGTAGACCGCAATTAGTTAAAGAATTAAATCAAATTCGTGAAACTTTATTTGAATCTTATCCTGTTCAACAACGTGGGTCTGATGCTTGGAAAGAATTAGATACAGCGTTGACAAGAAGAATGTCAGATGCGGATTCTGAAGCCGTAAGGTCAGCCAGAACAATTATGGGTCGAATCCGTAAAGGATCAATTGATGCTGAAGAAGGATTGTTGCAATTAAAAGAAATTAAAGTAACAAGTAAAACGGCAACAGATGCTGTTGATTACGCTCGGGCGCAATTAAAAACACCTGATTATGTGTTGCGTCAAAAACCAGAAAATATTATTTCGTCCATTAGCGGAATTAAAGATATTCTTGCAACAACAGAAAACAAATTTTTAACTAGAGAATTGTTAACTGTTAAACGTGCGCTAGAAAACCAATTAAGCAAAGTTGAGCCTGCTTTTAAACAAGCAGAACAAAATTTTGCACAATTGTCGCAACCTATCAATCAAATGCAGATTGGGCAAGAATTGCTCAACAGGATGCAACCTGCATTAGCTGATTACGGTGCTTTAGGATCTGAAACCGCTGCCAAATATGCTCAAGCATTGCGTAATGCCGATCAAACTGCAAAAATAGCAACTGGGTTTAAAGGTGCAACTTTAGAACGCACAATGACCCCAGATCAAATGAATACGCTTGAGTCTGTTGCTCAAGATTTAGCCAGAAAGACAACCGCACAAAATATAGGTCGTGGCCCTGGCTCTGATACTTTTCAAAAGTTATCAATGGCAAACATGGCACAACAAGTAGGTATGCCTATTGGGTTGGTTGAGTCAATTGGCAAAGTGCCAATGATTGGAGGTTATTTGACCCGTATTTATGGTGAGGCAGATACCCAAATGCAACAAGCCTTGGCAAAGGCATTGTTAGACCCGCAAGCAACGGCTAAACTTATCTCACAAGCAAACCCAGCGGATAGAAGTCGATTGATGGCTGACGCTTTGCGTGGAACTTTAACGCCATCGTCTTTTATGAACCAATAAGAGGTAATCAATGAGCTATAACGGCAGCGGTACATTTGTAATCAATTCAACTGGTCAGCCAGTTGTCACAGGCACAGTCATCTCATCAACAGCGTTTAATGCGCTAACCGCTGATTTGGCTACCGGCCTATCAACTGCGCTTACCAAAGACGGTCAGACTACACCGACAGCCAATCTTCCCATGGGAACTTTTAAGTTCACGGGATTAAGTGCGGGTTCGGCAGCAACTGACTCTGCAAACATTGCACAAGTGCAAAACTCGTTTGGTTCTTTCTTGACCGTTTCGGGAACAGACACGATTACAGCGACTGTCAGCCCATCGTTAACTGCATACGCAGCGGGTCAAATGTTTGCGTTTGTTGCAGCCAATACAAATACTGGTGCGGTGACAATTAACATCAGCTCGTTAGGCGCAAAATCTATTACAAAAAATGGCACAACAGCGTTAGTTGCAAGCGATTTAACTGCTAATTATTTGTTTGTTATTGTTTATGATGGTACGCAATTCCAATTGGTTGGAGTATCTTCTACAACATTTGCAAACCTGACGGTTACTGGTGTTTTAACGCTTTCAGGCGCAGGCGTTCAATTAACAAGTTCAGGTACTGGCGCATGGAAAATGCCTGTTGGGACAACTGCTCAAAGACCAACTGGTGCTGCTGGTTTAATTCGGTTAAATACATCAACACAAATGCCAGAGTGGTATGACTCAGTAAGCGCAGCTTGGTATGCGTTTAACTCTGGGCCAACTTATTCCGTTAATTACCTTGTTGTAGCAGGCGGTGGTGGCGGCGGTTATAACGGCGCAGGCGGTGGTGGCGCAGGTGGTTTACTTGCAAGTTCAACGACATTAAGCTCTGGCACATCATACACAATTACGGTTGGCGCAGGTGGTGCAGGTGCTACAACTGCGGCAAACGGTGTTAATGGGTCAAGTTCATCACTTGGCGGGTCAGTAACTGCAACAGGTGGTGGCGGCGGTGGAAGTAATAACGTAGGTACAGCCTCTAACGGCAGTTCTGGCGGTTCTGGTGGTGGCGGTGCAGGTAACAGCGGCGGCGGATCAACGGGTGGTGCTGGCACAAGCGGTCAAGGTAATACGGGCGGTAATAACGCAACTGCAAGCCCTTATCCGGCGGGTGGTGGTGGCGGTTCTAGTGCCGTTGGCGCTAATGGCGCAAGCAGTCAATCGGGTGTAGGTGGTGCAGGCACATCTTCATCTATTTCCGGTTCTGCTGTTACTTATGCAGGCGGTGGTGGCGGTGGCGCGCGCAGCGATTTATCAGGGTTGGCGGGTGCTGGCGGTGCGGGTGGTGGCGGTGCAGGTGGTTCAGGTGCGGTTGGCACTGCTGGTACTGCAAATACAGGCGGCGGCGGCGGTGGCGGTGGTTACAACATAGCTTCCTTTGCAGGCGCAGCTGGCGGTTCAGGACTTGTAGTTATTTCTTACGCCGGCTCGCAACGTGGTACTGGTGGAACGGTAACATCAAGTGGCGGCAACACTATTCATACGTTTACATCTAGCGGTACATTTATTGCATGATAAACGTCAAGGATTACGGCGCTGTCGGTGATGGTATAACTGACGATTCAACTGCTATTCAAGCGGCGCTTAATACTGGGCAACACATTTATATCCCAACGGGTTATTACTTAATTGATAATCCGTTGACGTTTAATCAGCCAGGTCAGATGGTGTCGGGTGACGGGCGCAATCAATCACGGTTGATTGTTAACGTCACATTTAATATGTCGGCTCAAGGCGTATTAATTTTTGCATCAGGCGAGGAAGGGCCACAATTAGAAAACTTTGGCATTTATTTTGACCAACCCGATAGTGCTGATTATGCTGCTTTGGTCAAATATCCCGTAGCAATTTATGCGGTAAACATTGCTCGATTTACCGTTACAAGCCTAAAAATCACTAACGCAATGAACGGTATTGATATGACCGGCAATTGCGGCGGTGCGTTTATCAATTTGCTAGAAATGTCTGCATACGGCACAGGTATTCACATCGACGGGTCGCTCGATACAATACGCATTAACCAGTTTCACTTTTGGTGCTTTGGCATGAGTAATAGCCAATGCAGCATATTTTTTGGCTCGGCTAAAGCCTTAGATGTTGGTCGGGTTGATGGGTTAATGTTGTCGGAGTTTTTAAATATTTCAAGTCTTGGGCTTAATTTGTACCGTGGCGCAACTGGCGATCCGTGGGTGTATATGTCCGACTCAGGATTTGATACGTTTAACGGCATCCAAATATCGGCAGGATCGTTGCAAGTGGTTAACTCATACATTACCCTTGCAGGCACTCCTGCGTTGCGTGGCGTACACCAAACGGGCGGCATCTTACAGTTTACAAATTGTTACTTCACAAGCGGTCAGACGCAGCCGTTTATGTTGCTTGAGAATATGTCTGGCGGGGCGTTGCAAATTGACAATTGTTACTTTAATTACGCAGGCGGCGCACAAGTATCGTTGGGCGGTAATGCAAATTCCAACTCAATACAAATCTCTAACTCTCGGTTTCAAGCCCAGTCAGGCGCATTTCAATTGTTGGGCGCAGCTGCCGGTACAAACAAGATTCACCTGTCAAACAACGTCATTGAAACTGCCAACGTCAATTACACACAGCCCATCGTAGATGTTTATGGCTCTAATCGAGTCTACATGACCGGCAATAGAGTAAATGATGGGCATGGCAATTTTATCCACATTCAAAACGACAACCCAAATTGGATAAGCGGTAACATTGCATATGGATGGACATATTTGTTTCCTGCTGCAAAAATTGGGTTTTACTCCAACAACATTTAACTTTGATTAGTTTTTCAATCGAATAGGATCATCATGGGACATTTCGCCAAAGTATTAGACGGGAAAGTGACGCAAGTTATTGTTGCAGAACCTGAATTTTTTGACACGTTTGTAGATTCAAGCCCTGGCACATGGTTGGCAACGTCATACAACACGGTTGGAAATAAGCACTTAAAAGGCGGCACTCCTTTTCGAGGTAATTTTGCAGGCATTGGTTATATCTATGATGTCACCAAAGATGTGTTTTACGCACCACAACCGTTTCCTAGTTGGATTTTAAGTTTAGATTATCTTTGGGAAGCACCAATTGCAATGCCTAAAGACGGTAAGCATTACGTTTGGGATGAAGGCGCACAGGATTGGGCATTAGCCCCAAGCGAGGCGTAATCATGGATTGGCAGAATTTCATAAATTTAGGTGCTGGCGCTGGTTTAGGCGTTATAGGTTGGTTCGCTCGCCAATTGTGGGATTCCGTCAAAGAATTGAAATCTGACATTGCAGATTTAAAACTTCATGTAAGCGATGCTTACGTTAAAAAATCAGAAATGGACACGCTTAAATCAGAAATGGACAAGCGTTTTGATCGTGTTGAAATGTTGCTTGACCGTTTGTTCGATAAACTTGAATCGAAGGTAGACAAATGATTGATTACTTGAAATCAGAGTGGCAAGCCTTTACAGCCTGGTTGTGGCGCATGGTGGTTAAGTTCTAATGGATCGGTGGAAGAATCGACGCAGAATGGCATGGTTGTCTATGCTTGCTGGGTTGGTCTTTCCCTTGCTTATTCTAGTGTCTGAGTCCCCTACCCTTGGCACTATAGCCATGCCGTTCTATATCTTTGTCAGCGCCGTTGTAGGCTCGTATATGGGCTTTGCAACCATAGATGACAACAATTTCAAGGGGCATTGATGTTTCCAATACCCTCAGTTTTGATGATTAAAGTCGGGTTAGCGTTAGCTGCCTGTGCAATTTTTTACTTTATGGGATACAGCCATGAACACAAGAAATTCGTTGCTTTTCAGGCTAAGATTGCTGCATTGGGTAAAGCACAGGAAACCATTAACGCTGCAAAGGTGAAAGAGCATGAAACTATATCGACTTCAATCGCAAATCAATATGAAGCTCGTTTGTCTGCTGTTCATAATTATTACGCTGACAGGGTGCAGCCAAATCCCAGTAGCAGTAACTTGCCCACCATTTCCAAGCCCACCAGCTGCCCTAATGCAATTACCGCCGACACAGTTTCTGCTCGACAATGCGCTGAAACCACGCTCCAACTGACAGAATTGCAAAACTGGGTGCGGAGTATCAAATGAGCGTTGCTGATCGAATTACAGTTATTTGTTGCGTGTCATTATCCATTGTGCTGATGAGTACGGTGAGCGTTGTGCTTGTTGGATTATTTGATGAACGTGTAGATAACGCTGAAGTATTTAAATTGATTAACCCAGCCTTTAACATGATTGTTGGGGCATTTGTAGGCACTATAGCCGGTATAAAAATAGGAAAAGACGATGTTAAGTAATTGGCAAAAATCGTTTGAGTTAATGCTCAAGTCAGAAGGTGGTTACGTTAACAATCCCGCTGACCCTGGCGGCATGACCAACCTTGGTGTGACCAAAGCTACATGGGAAAACTGGGTGGGGCGTGAGTCCGATGAAGCTGAAATGCGTGGGTTGACACCGGAAAAGGTCGAGCCGTTGTACAAAAAGAAGTTTTTTGACGCTGTGCGTGGTGATGAGTTGCCGGTAGGTCTTGATTACCTAATGTTTGATTTTGCCGTAAACGCTGGCGCAGGCAGAGCGATCAAGACGCTGCAAAGCTCGGTGGGTGTAACGCCTGATGGCGGGTTCGGCCCGATGACGATGGCAGCTGTGCAAGCCGTTGATCCTGTTGAGCTGATTGAACGGTTCAGCCAAGCCAAAGAAGACTTTTATCGGTCTTTAAACACTTTTGCAACATTTGGCAAAGGTTGGTTAAATCGTGTTGCAGACGTTAAACAAAAAGCATCTTCAATGGTGGCGTAATGAAAAAAACCCTTTTTGCCGTATTTGCCGCAGTTATCTTATTTTGGGTATCGTCGTTGTTTATGACAATTCATGCCCAAACCATAGCCATCTGTAAAGGCGAGTATGCCTTGTGTGCAGCCTCGCCAACGGCTTTAACTGGCAACCTGATAACCGTGGCAGGCAAGACGTTCAAAGAGGGCGTAGCGATCTGTCCTGTGCTTACTGGCGATGCCGTAGCAAACATGACGTTAATGCAAGGATCATGCGATGCACCAAAGGGTAAAGTTTGGTCGTTGTTTGGAGTGCCACCACAGACTGCATACCCACAAGCGCCAAGTTGGACTGTGCAGCCTGCTGTGTTTCGCTCGTTTACCGTTGGCAACACACCAACCACCGGCATGAGCAATATGTGGTCGTTCTTGTGTGAGAAACAATCTAAGCAAGTTGCAGGCGTGACGCTGGCTAGTTGCTACGGGCCAGTCATGGAAAGCCCTTGGACGGGCAACCATGTGGTGTCAGGTGAAACAGCGTTCACCCAAGCACCAGTTGGCGCTACTTACCCCGTTGGCGGCAATGTTCCGTAGGTTTGTAGAAATTTGTGCAATACGCACACATTCCTTCTCGTAATTCGCTAGAAACTTGACCGCAACCGTCACAAATCCAATCTTTAGGATATGTAGGCGGTTTGCGTCTGGTGCGATACATGAAAATCATGCCACCAACCGTAACTGCGGCTGACAAGTAAAACACAAACATCCAGTCCCAGAGCGTCATAGCGTTAACCCTTATTATTATTATTTAGAATAAAGTACCCCTACCCTTATACCCACCCACCGTAGTAGCAAGCTACTGATAGTAGTTGAGGATAAATCCTTTACGACAGACCTGTGCGTTGTAACGCTTATGGCAGGCGGCTCACCCCACCCCTAGATTCCCTAAAACAGTAGCAGTCCTTGCAGCTGTAGAAGATCAACACCTAGAGTAAATGGTTTTACTAGATTTCTCTAGTCTGTCTATATTCTGTTCCCTTTCGGTACTTAGAGGTGCGGGTCACACCGGATACAACCTTGAATCTTTACTTAACCTGTTCTGGGTACGAGTGGTCACTCTATTAGCTAATGCGCCCTGACAGTTATCTTTAAAAACAAAAAAGCCGCTTAAATCTATATATTGGTTGCAGAACATCTTTTTTAAGGATGCCAGCCCGAAGGCTCAATATATAGACTTAAACGGCTTAGTTATCTGCAACGACAACAATGTAATTATTTCATCCTATTTATGGTGTGTCAAGTGTTGATATGTTACTCGCTGCACTATGCAAGCTATTTATAACTACAAACTAGTATGGTTAAAGGGTACTACCCTTGAGCAATAGAATCCGCTTTCACATACCAACAATCTTAATTCAACTCGGGCCAGATTTGCGCCCAGTTGGGGATTTCTTTGCGAGTCCAGGCGCCATTAGACTTTGTTTCAATTTCCGTGGCTAACATAATTAATTTATCCTTTGCTATGCCGTTGTTTCGCCATTGACTTACGGCTGAAGGACTGACACGACATAGCTTGGCTACCGCAAACGTGCCGCCTAATGCTTGAATGATGTCTGTTGTTTTCATAAGACATCTTAACATTAGTTGTCAAAGAAACTCAATAAATATTTTAATTGTGAGTTTTTCACTTGCATTATGTATTTAGATTGCTTAATATTAGTCATGGCATACCCGCCATTAACGATAAAAGGTACATAAATGAATGAATTAGCAAAATCCCTTGTAAAAGCTCAAGCAGCAATGAGCCACGCAGCCAAAGATAGTAAAAACCCACATTTTAAATCTGCATATAGCAGCCTGGCATCGGTTATCGACGCTGTGCGGCCTGCTTTGTCAGCAAACGGTCTAGCCTTTGTGCAGATGTTGCATACGGCAGACGGTGGCGTAGCAGTTGAAACAGTCTTGATACATGAATCAGGCGAGCAACTTAGCTGCGGCACGTTGTTTATCCCTGCAAGCAAACAAGATGCTCAAGGCTATGGATCTGCGATTTCGTATGCAAAACGCTACAGTTTGCAAAGTGCGCTTGGCATTGCGTCAGAAGATGATGACGGTAACTCAGCAGTTAAATCAGCGCCAGTTAAAGTTGTTGAGAAACCCAAAGGCATCGAGTTGGACAACACCGTAGCGCAAATGGCATCAGCGGTCAGCTACGAAAGCCTGAAAGACATATTTAGAGCAGCATGGACTGTGTGTTTGAAAGAACAACAAATCCCGTTAAAGGCTGCATACGATCAATTTAAAGCAAACTGGGAACAACAATAATGGCAAACGATCTTAACCGCTGCGAGTTCATTGGGCGGCTTGGCAAAGACCCTGAAACCCGATACACCGCTGACTCTAACGCAATTTGTAATTTCTCAATTGCGGTTGGTTATAAGACCGCAACCAAAGAAACGACAGAATGGGTCAGGATCACGGCGTTTGGAAAGTTGGCAGGAATATGTGCCGACTACCTAAAGAAAGGCTCACAGGTCTTTGTGGCGGGTCGTATGACTACTCGCAAGTGGCAGAACAAAGATGGCGTGGATCAATATACAACTGAGGTGGTTGCTGACCAAATGCAGATGCTCGGTGGAAAACCTGCTGAAGCCAATGAACCGGCAGCAAAATCAAAAACAGACGGTTATCGAGCCATGAAAGAAGGCACGTTTGTTCCGATGGAATCTGATTTTAACGATCCGCCATTCTGATGAATCAAACAGAGGAGGCAATTTTAATTAGTTGGCGCATCCAACAATGGTACGAAGGAATGGTTTTAGACGCTAGAGCTATGCAAGACCTACAGGATGCAATTGAGATGCTTAAAACATTAGCCAAACAGGTGCAAAAATGAATACAGATAAGTTTTTACCGGCTTTCCCAACATGGATACAAAACGATTCAATGATGCCAGGCATGAGTTTGCGAGATTATGTCGCAGTTCAAGTGTTAACTGGAATGTGTGCCGGTGATTGGAAATTGCCAATTGATGACCAAACTTGGGCAAAAGCAGCAACAACTCGTTGTTTTGAAATTGCAGACGAATTTATGGAGGCTCGGAAATGATTATTAAGTCAGCAGACTCAGAATCAGGCCATTGGTACGCAGCTGACGGTTCACCAGCCTACAAGATCATTGGCAAGAACGGTAAAGAGCGCAACACAACGGTTCGGGACGCACGAGAGCGCAACCTAGTTCCGTCAGTAACTACCGTGTTGGGATTGGTTGCCAAGCCTGGTCTTAACACTTGGCTGCAACAACAAGTATTATTGGCGGCGTTGACGTTGCCACGCATAGCTGGTGAAACAGAGGAAAACTGGTTAGAGCGAGTAATGTCCGACAGCAAGAGTACAGGTCGTGACGCTATGGATCGTGGTACGCAGATGCACGGCGTTTTGGAACGGTTTTATCGTGGCGAACGTGATGAGTACCCAGTTTATGTTGACCAAGTTGATGCGGCAATTAGAATCCATTTTGGGGCTGACCAAACTTGGGAGGCAGAACGCTCGTTTGCTTATGATGGGTTCGGCGGCAAAGTCGATTTGATTGCTGAAAACATCGTGATCGACTTTAAAAGCAAAGACAAACTCGACAAAGTTGTGCCGTACCATGAGCAGTTGATGCAATTAAGTGCTTACCGCCACGGTCTTAAAAAACCAACAGCCAGATGCGCCAACGTGTTCTTTACTGCCGAAGGTGATGTAAAACTGATTGAACATTCAGAGGAGGATTTAGCCTCTGCATGGGATTGCTTTCAGTATTTATTAGCGTTCTATAAGCGTAAAAACAACTTATAATAAATTGTCGGTGTTGTTCACTCCTTGTTCCATCGACCGCCCCGTAATTGGGGCGTTTTGTTGTAAAAATCCAAATAAATTAAAAATAATTGCAAAAACTAGGGTTAACACCTATGCTTTTATTATTTAGATAGCTTAATATTAGTCATGGCAACAACGCCATACGACAAATAAAGGTACATAAAATGAACAAAGTAACAAAAGACTTGATGAAATGGTTTCCAACACTTGATTGCAACCAAGCATTTGATTTGCACATGAAGTTAATGATGGAAGGCGTTGATTTTTCAGAGATCAGCAACAAAGAATTGAAGTCAGAAGCTGCTCGTTTGTTAGGGGCTGCATAAATGAAATACTCATACATCCAAATGACAGACGAAGGCAAGCGCCAGTTAATGCGTGAACTTAGCCTTGAGCTTACCGACAAAAAGATTGCAGAACTGATGGATCAATTTGCCGATGGCGTAAAAATAGACAGTAACGGCGAACCGTACATCAAGATTGACCGTGACGAGGTGTTAATTTGCGCCTGCTCGATGTACACCCACTTTATTGACATTAACCATATTGAAACTGTGACAGCAAACGAGGAGGATGGCAGCGATGAATAAGCACAATTGGCCTTTTCTGACTGACCTTGGTGATTCTAACTGGACAGGTCGAACCACTCGCACAATGCGTCACCAGACACGCTATTCACGGGCTGACGAACGCATACCACCAATCGCTTGGGTTGTTGGCTTAACGCTTTTAGGGGTTGTTTTTGGGCTTGTCCCGTTTATGTCATGGGTAATGCAATGAGTCCAAGGCTAATCGACTTTATTGCCGCATCTAACTTTCATGCCCATAAGGAAAATTACGAATTTACATGGACGGGATTTGCTAATAATTTTGAGCGGTTGGAATCGCTTATACGCTCCGACCAAACAAAAAGACTTCAAGCAAAGCATGAAAGAGAAATCGCAAGTATAAAAAACGAAAGGATTAACAAAAACCGCGTTAAACAAATAACTTGGAATATTTACGAGTATGCCGAAGCAATCGAGGAATTAGCCAAAACTTACGAGGTTACGGAATGAACGAACAATTAAAAGCCTTTGCCGAAGAAGCGGGTTGTTTTGAAACAAGGTTTGAACCAAAAGAATTGATGGGCGGCGAAAACGAATTAAAACAATTTGCCAAACTTGTTCATCAAGCCGCAATGGAAGAAGCCGCGAAAATTTGTGATGAATTGAATTACAACGGTATGAATTCATTGCATTGTGCCGCAGCAATTAGAAACCGAGCCGAGGAATATTTAGAAAATGAATCAAGTTGCTAGAAACACCGATCCGTTAACCAGTTGGGCTGCTGCTGACTCTGCAAAGTCTTTAGCGGCTCAACACGCCACGATCATCATCCAAGCCTTAGTCAGGTATGGGGCAATGGGGAAAGACGGTATAGCCTCGATTACGGGACTTGATGGCAATCAAGTTGCCAGGCGGCTTAGTGAATTAGAACGCAACCATGAAATCCTGCTAACTGGTCGCAACGTGCAAAGCAAATCAGGTCGAGCCGAACGGGAATGGAAAGTTATGCCAAAACAAATTGATTTAATATGAGTTACATCATTGGAAACTTACCGCCAATCAAATGCTTTGTGCGGCGTGAGTATTTATACAACTTTGAGAAAGGCCACGGTGAGCTTGAGCCTTGTATTTGGGTGAGCATCAAGGCAATCCGTGGTCAAGTATTTCGCATTGAAAGCCTGTTGCCACGGTATGGCGCTTTGTACGACAAATTACCTATCCAAGCTTACGTTTGGAATACAAAGCATGGCGATTTAAATTTTGACATTCTGCAACTTTGGGATTGCATGGGGTACAGGTTTACAGTCCACGAAAAGATTGGTCTGCGTAACCTTGGGGTTAAATTTTTAGGCAAAGACAAAGAGTGGCACTTTGGTAAATACTTGTTTACTGTAGATTTTTGTGCCGACGGTATGGATGTAGACACCGGATTTACTGAAGTTGCTGAAGAACATAAAAGTTTTAACTTTATCCGGCTAGATAATGGGCAATTTGCAGCACAGCCAAACAACCGATGCCTTTGGTATGACCAGTCGTTGATATCGGCAAAGACTGACTTTCCAGATTTTCAAGCATCACGCCATATTTGGACTGTCGACGGCTCTCGTAAGTGGTCAGCGGGTGACGATTGGTTTTATGACATTAACAAAAGAGGGCAGAGTGAATGAGTTGGCTCTTTTCGCAGGCGCTGGTGGAGGAATACTTGGAGGACACCTCCTTGGATGGAGAACTGTTTGCGCCGTTGAATGGGAACAATACCCAGCAAGCGTACTGTGCGCCCGACAAAATGACAAAATTCTCCCGCCTTTTCCGATTTGGGATGACGTACAAACCTTTGACGGAAACCCGTGGCGAGGAATTGTTGACGTTGTATCTGGAGGATTTCCATGCCAAGACATCAGCGCAGCAGGTAAAGGCGCAGGAATCGAAGGAAATAAATCCTCAATGTGGAAACACATGGCAAGGATCATTGGCGAGGTTAGACCCCAGTACGTCTTTGTGGAGAACAGCCCAATGCTCACTTCTAGAGGACTTGGAGTTGTCCTTGCAGACCTTTCCACGCTGGGGTTCAATGCAAAATGGGGCGTTGTATCAGCTGCCGATGTTGGTGCAAACCATCAGCGTGAAAGAATTTGGATCAGAGCCGAACAACGAAACATTCTTTCACACACCGAACACAACGGGTTTGGATGGGGGCAGCAATGGTCGGAAGGCACTCAAGAAGCGGTTACAACTACCGACACCAGACGCAAGTGCGAGAGGACCGACAAAAGATTACGATCCAACGGCAAAATCTCAATCGGGCAGAACATTGCAAAGTTATGTGAAAAAATGGCCGACACCGCAAGCACGAGATCACAAGGGGAGCAGCGGCAGGAGCAACACGGGTCAAGAGTTGGATTTGCCAACGAAAGTCAAATTGTGGCCTACACCTGCGACACGGGATTACAAGGGGGCAAACAGTTTCAAAACAACAACAGAGAAAATATCTCAGGGCAAACGAAGTCACATGGGTCAATTGCCAAACGCAATAATGATGGGCGAACAAACGGCAATTGGTGGGACGTTGAACCCAACGTGGGTCGAGTGGCTAATGGGGTGGCCGCTAGGGTGGACAGACTTAAAGCCATTGGAAATGGACAAGTCCCTTTATGTGCAGCAACAGCATGGGAGTTACTTAAATGAGTGAATACAGCCCACACCCAGCAATTGAGTACATTTGGGAAAATGCGCCGGCATATGCCAAAGCAAAAGGCGAACTGGCGCAACTGGAGGCGTTCAAGTCAAGCCTAAAGGCTATTCTGATGAAAGAATCAGGCGAAACTAGCATTGGAGGTCAAGAGCGAGAGGCTTATGCTCACCCAAAGTATCAAACTCATTGTGACGCAATCGGGGCAGCAACCGAACAGGCCGAGCTATTAAAATGGCGCATGACGAGCGCACAAATGAGGTTTGATGCCTGGCGCACAGAACAAGCCAGTAATCGACAAATTGAGAAAATAACAAAATGATCGACTATTCTGAAAGCCTGATTAAACTCAACGCAATGCTGCACCAATACCAAAAACTTGTATTGCAAGGCAAATATGAAGCAGCAGCTGACGTTGCTGTGGATATGCAGATTGTGGTCGTAGACTTGCAACAATGGGCAGAACATAAATGTACCGAAACCCCAAACTCTTAGTAGCTTGCCGCCAGCTGCCCTGCCAACTCTGCGAAATTGAGGACGGTACGGTGGTTGCAGCGCACAGCAATCAAATAGCAGACGGTAAAGGCAAAGGCATCAAAGCGTCAGATTACAGGGTCGCAGCCCTGTGCTTTAGCTGCCACATGGATCTCGATCAAGGTAATAAACTGAGCAAAGATCAACGCAGGGAGTTTTGGGAAATAGCGCACCGACGCACGATTGGCGAGTTATTTGAACGTAATTTAATCAAATGTTAAACCCATATCTAATTACAGAGCCAACGTGCATTAGCTTTAGCGGTGGTAGAACGTCAGCCTATATGCTGTACCAGGTATTGCAGGCACACGGCGGCACGATGCCAAATGACGGAATTGTATGTTTTGCCAACACAGGCAAAGAAGAAGAGGCAACGCTGAAGTTTGTAAACGATTGCTCAGTTAATTGGGGTATCAAAATACATTGGATTGAGTACCAAGACCATGAAGACCCAGTACGCAGGTATAAAGAAGTCACATACGAAACAGCATCAAGGGAGGGTGAACCCTTTGAAGCAATTATACGAAAACGTCAATATCTTCCAAATCCAGTTACTAGGTTTTGCACTTCAGAGCTAAAAATACGCACAATGGCGTGTTTTCTTAAACATTCTGGTTTATTTGACGATTGCACTAAATCAGAATTAGAAAACGCATCTTGGATCGGTTTGAGGTATGACGAGGCTAGACGAGCTATAAAAATAGCAGATAAACGGCGAATTCCACTGTTTACGGCTAAAGTAAGCGTGCAAGATGTTGGTGATTTTTGGGAAAAACAACCGTTTAATCTTGAATTGCCTACCTACAAAGGGAGAACTTTGGCTGGAAATTGCGATTTATGTTTCCTTAAACCAATGAATCAAGTCGCTACATTGATTGCTGAAAAGCCAGAGCGTGCAATGTGGTGGGCAAAAATGGAAGCTATTGGGTTAGCATCACGACCTGACGGCGCAACATTTCGCAAAGATAGACCTAGTTACGCCAGTATGGTGCAATTTACTCAAGATCAAATGTCATTAATTGACCCTGATGAAGAGGGTATAGCTTGTTTCTGTGGGGATTAAATGATTGCTACCCTACAATTGCCATTACCACCGTCAGTAAACGCTTACTGGCGCAATTTCCACGGCAGAACAATACTTTCTAAAGCCGCAAGGGACTACAAACAAACCGTCAAAGAATACGTTTTACTAAACAAAATCCCATATTTTGGCGATGCCAGACTACAAGCCATCATTACGATATTCCCTAAAGACCGCCGAAAACAGGATTTGGATAACAGACTTAAAAGTTTGCTAGACAGTCTAGGCAACGCAGGAGTGTTTGACGATGACAGCCAGTTTGACAAAATAGAAATAGGCAGGGGGGTGATAAAAACTGGCGGCGGTTGTACAATTGTGATAGCCACCCTATGAGGTTACTATGGACTATCCTGCCATTTTCGTTGCAACCTTGTTCCACAGCGGGACAAATGCACACTTTATGCACTTGCAAACCGACAGTTACGCTAAGCACGTTGCGCTGAACGAATACTACGACACGATCATCGAGTTGGGCGATAAGTGGGCAGAGGCGTATCAAGGCGCTTACTCTATCATTAAGAGCTACCCCAAAGACTTCCACCTAGCCACCGATCCCGTCAAATACATCACAGGCGTAAAAGCGTTCGTGAAAGACATTCGTGATGAATTGCCAAAAGATTCAGAATTACAGAATATTGTGGACGAAATTGCCGATCTGATCGACTCAACCCTTTATAAGCTAAAGGCGTTCAAATGAAAGCGGGACTTTACGCCAACATTCTTGCCAAACAAGAGCGGATCAAGGCAGGCAGCGGAGAACACATGAGAAAGGTAGGCTCACCAGGCGCACCTACGGCTAAAGACTTCAAAGAATCAGCTAAGACAGCTAAAGACGAGAAGAAATGACAGCGGCTTGGCAACGCAAAGAGGGAAAGAACCCTGCTGGCGGTTTAAATGCCAAAGGTCGAGCGAGTGCCAAAGCAGAGGGCATGAACCTCAAGCCACCAGTTAAATCAGGCGATAACCCAAGACGAGCCAGTTTTCTCGCACGAATGGGCGGGACAGCAGGGCCGATGGAAAAAGACGGGAAACCGACTAGATTAGCTTTAGCCTTAAAAGTATGGGGTGCAAGCAGCAAGGCAGATGCTATTGCTAAAGCGCACAATATCAGCAAACGCAATAAGTAAGCTAAACTTAAAGTATCTAAATCTAAGACAATTGAGAAAGATATGCAGCAAGCTAAAGTAGCTAAAACTAGATCAAGGGTAGGTGGTCGAGCCGTAGGTACGCCTAATAAGTCCACAGCGAAGGCTAGAGAGGCGATTGCAGCGTTCGTTGATGGTAATGCCCACCTGTTGCAAAAGTGGCTTGAGGACATTGCCTTAGATGAACGGTACGGGCCAAAGACAGCGTTCGATTGCTTTATGTCAGTCGCTGAATACCACGTTCCCAAACTTGCACGAACCGAACATACTGGCGCTAATGACGGCCCGATTGAAATGGTGGTCAAGTGGCAAGACGGGAAGTAACGCTGCCTTATAGTCCACGGGATGCGTTCAAACCGTTTCATAACCGCACCGAACGTTGGGCTTGTCTTGTGGCGCATCGAAGGGCGGGGAAAACAGTCGCAGCCATTAACGACATTGTTCGGGCTGCACTTATGTGCAAAAGCACAAATCCATTATTTGCATACATTGCGCCATTCCGCAGCCAGGCTAAATCTGTGGCTTGGGATTACCTTAAACACTTTGCCCAACCAGTTCTTGCATCGAGCAACGAGGCAGAATTAACCATCGAGCTAATAACTGGTGGCAAGATACGCTTGTTTGGTGCTGACAACGCAGATGCCATGCGTGGACTAGGCTTTGATGGCGTGTTTATGGATGAATATGGTGACTTCAGACCTAGCGTGTGGGGTAACGTCATTCGCCCGACCTTATCTGACAAGCAGGGTTGGGCTGTGTTCGCTGGCACACCAAAGGGCAAAAACCAATTTTGGCAGATATTTGAAACAGCCAAGAAAACGCCTGATGAGTGGTTTCACCTTGTCTTAAAGGCTAGTGAGTCTGGGCTATTGCCCGACACAGAGCTACGAGCAGCTGCCGCACAAATCAGCGATGACCAGTTCTTGCAAGAGTACGAGTGTTCATTTGAGGCGGCTATATTGGGCGCTTTCTATGGTGAGGACATACGCAAGATCACAGATGCTGGTCAAGTTAGGCGTGTTGATTACGATCCGCACCTACCTACGCACACAGCCTGGGACTTGGGTTATCGTGATGACACGGCGATTTGGTGGTATCAGGTCGTTCGCAACGAAATCCATGTAATAGATTATTTTGCAATATCTGGTGCAAATATCGCAGAAATAGCTAAAATAGTCGTAGAAAAGCCGTATAAATACGGAAAACATTACTTGCCGCACGATGCAAGGGCTAAAACACTAGCAGCAGCGGGTAAGTCAGTTATTGAGCAATTGAGTGAGTATCTAGGCATCAACAACATGGCGATTGTGCCTGACTTGTCGGTGCAAGACGGGATTCAGGCGGTGCGTCAGATGCTGCCGATGTGTTGGTTTGATGCTGAACGAACGCACGATGGGCTAGAGGCATTAAGGCAATATCAGCGGGAATACGACGAGGACAAGAAAGCATTTAGGCAAACACCCAGGCACGATTGGACAAGCCAC